CTGCTTTTATATTCTCTATTGGATTCTTTTTTGTTGCCAATGATTTAATGAAATTATTGGTGCTATGTGTTATAGCTAAAATGCGTTCTTGTGGAATTTTAGAAACGATTTCTTTGTATAGGTTCAAGTCTTCGTCTGGTATCTTAAACTCCTTATTTCGTGGCAAATTCTTGCTGCTAAACGGACTAATATTTGAACCAGATGTTTTTGGTTTTAATAATGGGATAATTTTATCAGAATCGGAATATTTGAATTTGAATAAGATTTCTGAATCGGTTTCTTCAATGTTATAGATGATTGATTTGTCATTTTCTTCGATATTTTTAAGAATGTTATGTCCTCTTCCAAGAGAAGGTACATATGCTATAAGTATATCTCTGCCATAGTGAAATACTTTATTACCATACAAACAATCAATATAACAATCTACATCTTCGAGATTTCCGTTTAACTTTCTTGTAAAATCATTTGTCCATTGATTGTATGGCGCTTTAATACGATACCGACTCTTGAATTTATCTATTAAATAACTCATAGTTCGCCCTCCCATTCCAACAGTTGACCACAGTATATGCAATAATACCTTTTATTCATATATTCTGTGGTTAGAAATTTTCCGCAGCACGGACACCACGGACTTTCCATTTTCTTTGCTTTCTGCTTCTTTCCCGCCGCCCGGCATTCTTCCGGCGTGCCGATTGCCTTGTACTCTTCCCATGCTTCTTTATCCTCATTTGTCAGAATGCAAAAGCCCTCATGCTTTTCCCCTTTGAACACTGTTTCGATAAAATGCTTCATTAACAATGGGATGTCCACATTTGCATGATAATTTTCCTTCAAATCTTTTTCGATTTTCCGGTATTTCTGGATTTCTTTCAGTGCCTTGATTGCAACATTACAAGCCTTTTCTCCAATAGTACTTTGATACGCACCATCTGCTTTCACTGACACCTGCTTGCCAAAATCTTTTAAAACTTCAATTGCTTCATTCTCCGTCATAACTACTCATTCCGTTATTCACAATACAAAACCATTTTCTTCTGAGAAAGAGACTGCTTTACATCAATTACATGCTGATTCTTACTTCCTCTGAATTTCAATGCAAGGTCTTTCTGCTCATCTATATATTCTCCGTCAACGAGCACATCTATATTAGAAATTATCTCCCAACGTGTAAGCCATTCATCTGCATTTGCTGCAAATGGAGTATATTTATATTCATCATATTGGGATTTTAAAAGATCAAAATTATATCCTGTATACAACCAGATAGTTTTCTCAGGAAAAGAAATACGGATTTGTTGGACTAAAGACAAAACATCATCCAAATTTTGTTCTGCAAGTGGTTCACCACCTAATATGGAAATTCGTCTGATATATGGTCTATCAATCAATTCCATAAATTTATTTTTTGCTTCTTCTGTCCACTCTTTCCCACCATTAAAATTCCATGTTTCAGAATTGAAACAATTGAAACAATGCCTGTCACATCCTTGAACGAAGAGGGAGACTCCAACTCCCTCGCCATTAGAAATATCAAGGCTACGTATACTCGCATATCTCATATTTAATCCTCCGTATATTCCATGTCGTCCAAATGATAAACACGATCATGAATATCACCATACCTACCCTGATTACCACCATTTTTTGCAGTACCAATATAACCGCAAACTCTAAATGCTATATCCATTGTTGTATTGTCAGTGTTCCCACAGCTAGGACATTCCCATTTAAGTTTATTATTTTCGTCTGATACAAGAGGAATATCACCATCAAAGCCACATTTTTCACAATAACAACTCTTTGTGTTAATCTCTGCATACATGATGTTGTTGTAAATAAACTTAATGACTTCTAATATAGCAGGAATATTATGACTCATACTTGGTACTTCGATATATGAAATTGCTCCTCCTGGACTTAATTTCTGGAATTTTGATTCGATTCTTAACTTTTCAAATGCCGTGATATGTTCAAAGACAGGAATGTGATATGAATTAGTAATATAATTTCTATCAAAACCATCTAATTTTTCAAAGATGTCGCTACCGAAACGAGATTTTAGGCACTTTGCGAATTTGTAAGTTGTGCTTTCCAGCGGTGTTCCGTACAAACTATAGTCAATGTTTTCAGCTTGTTTCCACTGATTGCATTTATCATTTAACGCCTGCATAACCTTTAATCCAAATTCTTCACCAATTCCTTCATCCGAATGAGAGCGACCAGTCATAAATTTTACACATTCATATAAACCAGCATAACCAAGTGATATTGTAGAATAACCATCATAAAGAAGTCTATCAATTTTTTCATGTTTATTTAATCTTGCATATGCTCCATGCTGCCATAGAATAGGTGCTACATCAGAAGACGTACCAAGTAATCTTTCATGTCTTGCCCTAAGTGCTTTATGACACAACTCAGTTCTTTCTTCAAAGATTTCCCAGAACTTATCAAAATCTCCGTCAGACGAGAAAGCAATATCTGGAAGAGAAATTGTTACAACACCTTGATTAAATCGTCCATAATATTTATGTTTGCTTGGATCAAAGTTCTTTGCGTTTGCAATATTCCCTACTTTATCTGTAAATCTATCAACGGTTAGAAAACTTCGGCAGCCCATACATGTATAGACATCACCCTTTAATTTAAGCATCATTTTTTCGGATATGTAATCAGGGACAAGTCTCTTAGATGAACATTCAGCAGCTAATTCTGTAAGATACCAATATTTAGAATCTTCTGTAATGTTATCTTTTTCCAATACATAAATAAGCTTTGGAAATGCAGGAGCAATATAAACGCCATCTTCATTTTTTACCCCTTGAATTCTCTGACGAAGCATTTCTTCAATTAACATCGCTAAGTCAGCTTTCTCTTGATTGTTCTTTGCTTCGTTCAGATACATAAAAATTGTGATAAAAGGTGCTTGTCCATTTGTTGTCATAAGTGTGACTAACTGATACTGAATTGTCTGAACACCTTTTTCTATTTCTTCTTTTAATCGTTCATTTGTTATATTAATGACTTCTGCAAGGTCTTCATTATACTCACTAATCAATCCATTATTATATAATTCTTCTGTTACTTTCTTTCTGATTGATTTTCTACTTACATCAACAAATGGGGCTAAATGTGCTAGAGAAATACTCTGTCCACCATACTGATTACTGGCAATCTGTGCGATAGCCTGTGTTTCAATGTTACAAGCAGTCGAAAAACTATGTGGCGTTTCAATAAGAGTTTCGCTAATTACGGTATTATTTTGAAGCATATCTTCAGAATTGACCAACCCACAGTTATTCATATGCTGCAAGAAGTAATCAGCATCATGAAAATGAATTAATCCTTCGTTATGAGCTTGTATTATGTCAGGAGATAATAAATATCTTTTTGTCATATCTGTACTAACAGATCCAGCAATATAATCTCTTTTAGTAGGATTTAATGTTGGATTTTTGTTTGCATTTTCATCTTTCCAATATTCATCTTTGTCTTCCACAAGGTCATAAATCTCTGTATCTGTTGTATTCTCATTTTCTCTTTGGAACTCACGAATACTTCTATATCCTTCATATGCTTTTGCAGTAAGTCTCTGCTTTTTGGTGATTAATTTGTCATAAACCATTGATTCAATATCAGATACACTTACTTCGTCTTTATCCTTACACTCTTCTTCAATTTCGTCTGCAATATCTTCTGCAATCTTTGGTTTTATAATACCTGAGCCATTTTTCATTGCTTTAAGAATTGCAGTTGAGATCTTAGACTTATCAAAATCAGCTTCTGAACAATCTCTTTGAATTACTTTTACTTTTGTCAATATGTATATCCTCCTATAGTTTTATGTCTAAAAAATACAAAATTGGATGCTTTTTCTTGTATTCTTTATCATAGTTTTCTTTCTCTTTTTCTTTGGTATATTTATATTTTTCTGCCAAAAATCCACTTATTGCATTTATAGCTATTGTTTTATCATCTACATTATTGCAACTACCAACACCAAAATAATACCCATATTTTTTGCTTGTTAATTTTAATGTTTCAGCAAGAGTCATATGATTACACAACCGATAATTACTATAAGTATCAATATTTTCAATGCTAAATGTTATTTCAATATCATTATAGTCAATATCAATTGAGTCCATATTGCTACACATCTTGATAAAATCACAAATAAATTCTTTATTAATCTTTCTTCACCTCTTATTCCATAAGAATTCAACCTTTCAATACCAAATTTTAGTCGTTTTCGCCATTATTTTTGGAACTTATTGCGCATAACGCAGCACATACGACTCCTCCGCAACTGCCCACAAACAATCCACAAACAAATGCAATTGCAATATTAATCATAATTTTTCACCTCGATTTCTTTAATTTTAATTTTTAATACTTCCAAATTTTTATACTTTTTTGAATGATACTTTGTATGATCTTTCACAATCATACGTGTTTGTTCATCACAAATAAGTTCTATCAGCATCTTTTTATCTTCTTTTGTGAGACGAACACTCTCATCTTCGCAGTCTTGATGATATACTGGTTCTTTTCTCAAAATATTTTACCTCAAATTTCCTTTCATCTTTTTACATACAATAGTTTTATGTGCTACACAATCATCATAATTAGCATGTGTTTTTACTGTTTTTACTTTTTCAGCCATACATTCGTCCTCTCCAACACAAATTGTTATCAAACTATCTGGTTCAGCAAGAAGTGTTTTTGCTAATTCGTGCGATGTTCTGATTCCATTAAAAATTCCATCCACCTTCTTTCTTATTTATTCTTTATCTCATATAGAAATCTTTTATGTATTCGCAAATATCAATTACACATGAATCTGCTCTAGTAATGCAACATTTTAACCAAGGATGAATTGTCCTATAATCGCCATTTTCATCATATGCAATAACAGGAATATCATTTTTCCATGCTTCGTACACCTCGATAATAGAACCAATACTGCTACTAAGACCATTTGTATTTACAATGACAATGTCACTGTTTTTTACTAAAGACAAATCAAATTTCATAATTTCTTGTTCACTCTGATATCGCTGCTCATTAAAATTAAAATAGTCACAAGGAGACACAATATTTGTTTTATAATTAGCTATGTCAGAATATTTTTCTAATTCAGATTTAAGTAAATTTCTCCACTTTTTCATCTCCGAATCAGATAAACCGCCCATCTTACCGGCTAAATAAATTGTCAAACCATTTCTTCCCATTCTTTTAAAACCTTTCTATATTGAGTAATTACATTATCAACAACTTCGTTAATATTTTCA